GGTGTAGATGATTACTTCAATCTTCATAGGTTTCTTTGTAGTATTGTTCGAATGATTTTCCTCTTTCTTCTGTACAATCAATCCCACCATTCCAAAATTCAAACATTTGTTGCTTTTCCATTTCTAATTCTTGCTGAATTACCTCATATAAATCATTATACGCTTCTTTATGAGTAAATTTTAATTGTTCTATCAATCTTTGTACTGCTGTTTGTTTCATAACCTTTTCCCGTGTTTTAATTGTTCCATTAGTTCCTCGTCAAAATCGACCTCTTTACTTACTAATGCTTGTCTATGGCTTTCGTATAGGTAAAATCTCATGTGCTTCTTATCCCCATGCCATTCGTGACACTTCCTACATAACCCCATAAGGTTCTCAATTATATCCCGTTTCCCGTTAGGGTCTCCACCCATGCCCCGTGCTTGGATATGGTGAACGTCAAATTCCCCGTATCTCTGGCAACTCTCGCAGTAGATTTTATCATCGTGGACGTTGAAGGCTCTTTTATACTTTTCGCGGTGGTTCATTTAAGAATTAGGAAATCTAAACTTTGCCATATTCTCCATCTCTATTACACCACCGTGTATAGCCATTATCTTTTCGTTAGCCATTGCCGTGATGCGTTCACTCCGCGTCTTTATTTCCTCGAGGAACTCCAAAGGTGTACGGCTGAATAGATAGCCGTTGTGATTGCGTAAATAGATAGCAGCTTCATCAAGTGCCTCTACTTCGCGTCTTAATAGGTCGTATTCGTTATTCATGCTTTTTTACATATTCGTTTACTAACTTCTGTAACTCTGCCTTCAATCGTAATGGTACGCGCTTATATAGCACCGCCATATTCTCCTTTTTCTTTCTTCCTGCCATCTACCACCGCAACCCCGAACAAACTGAATTGAACGGGGCGTGGTAGGTTTGGAACTACCAAACAATGTACGAACTTGCTCGTACTGGCTTAGCGGATTTGTAGTCAGGAAAGGACTCGAACCTTTGAAGTACCACCACACAACATAACCATGATTGGTATTTATTGTTAATGTTGCGCCACCTGACTATTTTTAAGAACGTCTTTCACCACCGCAACCCCGCTACTTTTGGCAGCGAGGCGGGTGGAACTTAACACCTAATTAGGTGTCGGGTTTAAAGGTTAGTCAACTCTGATTTTCTTACACAATCTTTTTTTACATCATCCCAAACCATTCTGCTTCCGTTGCCATCACCTGATAATGTAGCAAATACCGTATCACCGTGCTTGTGTATTGGTTGAGCAAGTTCTTGCTCACTCCAATATGCTTTTTGTTGCACATAAGCCTTTAGGCTGCTTAATCTTTTTTTGTAAGTCATTCCAGTGTTTTTTTCTAAAGTTGTTGCTGTATTACCTTTTATTTCAGTAATTACGTTTACACCAAAAGCATTGCTGAAAGTAACTTCTTGTCCGATTTGAAAATTTGTGTTTGTCATTGTTTCGTTGTTAAGTATGAAGCAAAGGTAATACTATTTTTTAAATCTGCAAGCACTTTTTATAATTTAGAATCATTCTAAATAATTACGGCAACTTGTCTTTAAAATGCCCTATCAACTTTTCCATCTTTGAAACATAGTACAAATCATAGCTATCAAAACCCTCGTTATCCATTTCCCAAAGGCGGTACAATACAGCGCGTAACCTTGTCGCTGGAGACTTGCCTGAATCTGTGAAGTCTATTTTAACAGAATCAATTAGGTTTATCTGGTCTTGGTTAAGGGTGTCCTCGTTTATTCCTACCGCCATTACACGCTTTAGGTGACGCTGTAAGAAGCTAACGTCATCGGGGGAAGCCTCAGCCGTGCCGAACACTATTTTAAGGGACTTATCAGCGCGAGGTTGGTAGTGTTCAAGAATGCAGCTAAATACTTTCATAACTTGTTCCCAAAGAATCCCTCTTGTATTTGTGACTGCTCTGCCTTGTCGTTTCCTTCAATGCGTACACATTTCATAGAATCCAACTGAGGGAAGTCTACTTTTAAACGCCTCATTCGCATTGCTGATATTCCTGATGGTATGTTGCCAGTCTTTGAATAGGCAACCAAATCATCTAAGTATTGGTTTGCTTCCTCTATGTTCTGAGGCTCAAATCTTTGAATGTACAACGCCCAATCGTTATCGGTCATGTGTACAAAGTTGCGTGGTTTAGTTACTTTCATTTTGCTGCTATTAATTCGTCCTTAATTGCCTTTGACATTTTAAACTTTGCTTCAATATGGGTTATGTTACCGCCTTTTTTTATGTGGTCTAACGCTGCGTTAAACTCCGAAGTGCCTTTGTTTAACCATGGCTTATCATTCTTAGGCGTTTCTGTTGGTGCGCTTGCCTTGTTACCGTCATCGTCTTCATCTACATTTAATCCTAAAATAGAACATAATGCGTAGCGTCTGTGATAGGTTATCGCGCTGCCTATTGATTGCGGGTCTGACTTCGTTGGGTGCATAGTTGAATTAGCTGAAATATACTCACCACTATTGGCGTGAATAAGCATAGTTGTTAAACCGTCACCGTCTGGAAGCTGAGATATCACCAAGCCGCACGATATCAAATGCGGGTGTATTTCATCTAAGATGCTTGGTAAATCCGCGTACTTTGATTTAAAGAAAGGGTTGTCGGCTTTCTTGATTACCTTTACCGCCTTACTTTGAAAGTCAAATAATGCCTTGCTTAAGTTTAGTATTGATTCTGATTGTTTCATATTAGTTTCCATATGGTTTGATTCCTTCCCGAACTTCCTTTTCTCTTTCCGTTTGGCTTTACCTTGCCCGCTTTTTCTAACTCACTCATGCGCTTGTGTACTTGCTCAGGTTTTAGTCTGCTGTGGTCGGCTATCTCGTCTTTGGTCATGCCTTCTGCTCTGAGGGTTTTGCATGAAAAGAGGGTGTCTAAGATTATCTGCTGCACCTTTTCTTTATTCACGCTTTCGTGCGCTTCACGGCTATTTTGTTTGCGGGTGTCTGGATAGAGCAATGATTCTGCCTTATCGTAATGACCTAACGCCACATATCCCCAATAATCGCTGCCTTCTTTAGTTGCAACCCATTTAAAAGCATGAAGCAACGCCTTATTCATGTTGTATGTAGTTTCGTTCCAATTATCTATTGGCTCACTTTCATACTTCAACGCCCTACTTCTTACTGGCTCAGGCAACTCCATTAACCATTCTTTAATTGTTTTCATTAGAATAATTCTATTGTTTTTTCTACTTTTCTAAATCTCTTTTCGGCTTCTTTCATATTCAAAATAGCCTGCTTGTAATAGCTATCTTTTAACTCTATGCCTATAGCTTTTCTACCCATAGACACGGGGCTAAATACTTCGCTACCTACACCCATAAAAGGCGTTAAAATAACTTCGTCAGGATTTGAATACAATTCTACAAGCCTATCAATTACATCTAATTGAAGCGGGTGGACGTGCTTTTCGTCGTCTTCCTCTTTGCTATCTCTAAAGGGCAAAACGTTGTCAATTCTAATGTCATCCCACACAGCAGACGCATAACGCTGCCAAATGTAATGATTCAACTTTGTAACCTTGTCGTCTTCGTTAATGCTGTTCAGATGTTGCCAAAGCTGCTCCGCGTTTAGATTGCTATTGTTTGCGTTGTTCCATGCGTTCAATATGTTTGGCAAAATTGGCGTTTCACCTGCATAATGATTAATTCCAAACGGGTGAGTCACTGGCACTTGGTTTTCGCCTTTTTTAGTGAATACCAAAACATAGTCAGGCATAGCAGTAAAACACTTTGTCGAATCCTCTACAATAAACTTGTGCATCAATGATTGAACCATTGTTCGCATTCTAACTTTCAACGGCTCTTTCCAAATGGTTATCCTATTGCGGTACTCAAAACCATATTTCGCGTGCAGTCTGATTATCTCATTGGGGAAATCCCAAAGCCTGCAAGTATTATCAAACACATCCGTACAATGTACTGCGGTAATTCTGCCCGCTTTAGTGACACGCGCCACCTCTGCAATAAGATATTCGTACTGCTCTAAGAATTGCTCTTTGCTTTCGCAGTTGCTGAAATCGTGTTCACTGCTGCTGTAGTTGTAAAGCCCTGCAAACGGGGGAGAATATATCGATAAATCAATACTGTCGTTTGGTATTGTAGGCATTACTAACATACAATCTGAGTTATAGATTGAATAGCGGTCGGTGTGAAGTTGGTCTTTTACTTTCATATGAATTTAGGTTTTACTATGTCTTTATTGAATTCTTTTACTTTGTGCTCAAATGTTTGGTTTACGTTCCTAGTTAGGTTTTCGTATAACTCAATAGCTTTCTCTGTCTTTTGCTGTAGTGCTTCTATTACACGGGTTTGACCGTCTGAGATTACCATATCAATAGTAACGTCATTCTTTTGCCCAAATCTCCAAAACCTTCTTATAGCTTGGTAATATTGCTCATAACTCCATGTTGGGAAAAATACAGAATGATTGCAGTGCTGCCAATTCAAACCCATGCCAGTCATTTTGGCCTTAGTTATTAGCCTTTTGATTTCGCCATTTGCAAACGCCAAAAGTATTTCTTCTTTTTTCTCTATTGATTGGCTGCCTATAATTTCTACCGATTCAGAATCCGCGTTCTTTAATATTGCGCTTTCATTGTTAGTATTACACCAATAAACAGACGTTTTGCCGTTGGCTAATTCGATAGCCCTTTCGCATCGCTTTTCCTCTGTTTGCTTTTGCTCATGCCTTACCTCTGTCATTGACTTTGCTATTGGTGTGAATAGTTGAACTTGACCATTAACATCTATTAAGCTTTGATTCTTGACAATGTGTTTATTCACTATCAGCTGTGGCAAATTGTACCTATCGTTTGAAAATCCAATATCGCTAGGCATCTTTACCATTATAGACCATTGGTTAACCCATGCAAAGAAATCTTTTTCCGCGTGTGGCTTTAAATAGAACTTTTCGCCTATGTTTCTATTGTTGCTGTCTACGCTGTTTTGGTTGTTCTTAAAGAACTTTGTAAGCATATCCATGTACCCCATATATCCCAACGCTTCACTGCTAGTACCCAATTCTATAAAATCATTTGGCGAAGGGGTAGCAGTGCTTAAAAATCTATAAGGTATCTTCTTTATGAATGTGTTTACTTGGTTCTTTATTTTGCCGTCAAAGTTCTTTAAAATGCTACTTTCATCTAGGATAACACCTACAAAATCAGAACTATCAAAATAATGCAGGCGTTCATAATTGCAGATAACTATTTTCTTTGTGTGCTTGCCGTCCTTTGAATACTCTATATCATCAATACCCATTTTCTCAGCTTCTAAAATGAACTGAAATGCAACCGCCAAAGGGGTTAATATTAGCACTGGCTTATTTGTGTGATTGACAACATTCTGAGCAATTGACAACTGAATTAATGTTTTACCCAATCCAGTATCAGCAAACACTGCCATTCTACCTTTTTTTACTGCCTTTTCTATTATTGCGCATTGGAAATCAAAAGCCATACTAGGGTAATAGTTAGGTTCAAAACCAAACTCTCCTATTGTATGTCGTTTTGATTCTAGGAATTTAATGTAATCTGTCATAGGTTTTCACCGCCTTAACCCGATAGCGGAGGGGCTTATCGGGCGGGCGGATTGTCATGCAAAACAAAATTTTATGGTAACGAAGGCAAATCTGGATAATGTGCGGGTATAACCTCAATCACTTTGCCGTCTTTGTCTTTTATTGTCTTTTCAACTTGCCATATAAAGTGCCTTTGAACACCTCGCCAAAATTTGTAACCTTGTGGCGATTTAGACCATAGAAAAGCAATAGGCAAACAATCTTCAATATTAGAAGTAAGTGGTTTGTATTCGCTGTGATTAGGTCTTAGGTTCTGCAATGCTAACTCTTTGTATCCGTCAGGCAGTTGTGTTTGGATTGCGTTCTCAATAACGCTGTATTCTGTGTTTTTCATGTTGTTAAGTATGGCACGAAAATACTACCCCTTTTCCATTTCTGCAAGCACTTTTAATAATTTAGAACCGTTCTAAATAAGCCCGTCCTATCTCCTCAATCATTGCCTTATACTTCCTATCCACGTCCATGTAGTTTATTACCGTGTCCTTAGAATGTATCGCGGTGGAGTGATCACGCCCCCCAAATGAGTAGGCTATTTGCTTCAAACCGTAGTGCGATTTTTCCCTGAGAAAGTACATCATTATTTGCCTTACCATAACTAACTCTTGTTTGCGGCATTTAGAATTTACCGCTTCAATTGATAGCCTTTCGCGTTGCTCTTTATATCCGATTGTTTCGCCCCATTTATTCTGAATGGGATTCTTCCCTGCGCAGTATGTCGGCACGTAATCTTTGATTATTTCAAATAGGCGTTGTTTGTCATCTTCAAAAGTTTTCGGACGTTCAATAGTCTTTAATCGTGTTTGAAATTCAATTTCATTCGCTATCTCTAAGGCGTTGGGAAAGCCTCGCAAGGTTAAAATGTCTAAGGCTGCTGTGAATGTGTCTGTCATAGTGTTTCTAAATATAGTCCTGTTGTTTTGTCGTAGTTAAATTTCTGCATACCTATCTCTCCCCAGTGTGAAAACTTCACTTTTTGCACGTGAACTTCTACAATATCGTTTCTCATGTCTCTATACACCGTTATGCCATTATCCGTTTTGTTAAAAAAGTTAGCACTACCTGCAATGTCGTAAAGATTAGGCACTTCATAAAAGCCGTTGTCCTTTCTTATCTTGGTAGGGTGCGCCACTAAAAAGCAATGCACGTTATTCCTTTCGCAAAAGTTCACCAACTTGTCCAATGATTGCCCTATGTACTTTGTTTCGCTTTCGCTATGTTGATGCTCTAACTTATTCCACGCGTCAATTACAAAGTAGTCTATTCCTTTTCTGTTTATCAATAACTTTACATGGCTTAAAATGCTGTCTAAGGTGAAATCGTTTTCGGGTTTGATAAAGTAAACCGTTTCATCTAAGAAAAACATAGCACTTTGCAACTCGCTTTCATTCATGCGGTGTTCCCCGAACCAAGGTCGCATAGTTATCTTACGCGCCAACTTACTAAAGTGAAGCTGTGTCGGTCTGTTCTCAGGGCTGTAAAACGCACCTTTCCACCCGTGCCGCGTATTTAATTTGATTAAGATGTGGTCTAAGAAATCGGACTTACCGTGCCCAGGTATTCCCGTTATGGTGGTAAGATAACCCTTGTGAAATTTCAACAACCTATCAAAGCCATTCATTCCCGTGTCCACGCCTTGAGGTAATCCGTTCTGGTAGAGGTCGTAAATATCATCCTGAATATCTTTGATGGTAAACACCCCCAACAGAGGGAACTCAGTAAAGTTGTAGGCGGCTTCGCGTAGTTTTATTTTACCCTCTGCAATTAGATATTCGTTAGCGTCCTTATACCCTTGGAAAACCACATAGTCGCAGCGTTCTTTTCCAAATCTGTCGGCAAGTGTTTCCCTAAGTTCGCGTCCTTTCGTGTCGTTATCAACGCAAAGGTGAATCCGTTTAACATAATCGAACAACTCCATGTATCGGTCAAGGTACTGTGTGTTTTCATTTGCGCCATTGGGAACACTTACCACGTTGTAAATACCCGCTTCAATCAAACTCAGTGCGTCCATTTCGCCCTCTGTTATCCAAATGTCCTCCGCTGCTATAACAGAATCCAAATTGTACAAAATCAACTCCGCGCCCTTGTGAAGTTTGAAATTCTTTGCAGCGTCCCTATACTTCACATTTACCAACTTACCACCGAAAAAGTAATTAAAGCATATTACAGACACTTTCTTTTCTATTTGTGGCATATACTCCACTTGCGAAGTAATATTCATTTTAAGCAAGGTTTCTGCGCTTATACGTCTACCTTCAAAGTATTTCAGAACTGCGTCGGGTAGATTCGTTTCATTCTTCCACACTGGCAATTCATACTTTATATCCTCTTTGCGTTCATTCAACGAGCCCGACCACCCGCAATAATGGCAATGCCACACCTGATTTGTAACGTCAACGCTTAAAGACTTGTCGGTTTTGTTTGTGCGCTTGTCGCTACACTTCGGACACTTGGTTTTAAACTGACCACTTGTGCGCCCTTTGATGTCTATGTGGTATAATTCAAAACTCATGCGACAAATCCCTTCCTATTTTCAAAAACAACTCCTTCGCTAAGCCTGTTGTTATCTGTTGGCTGTGGAATTGGGTCTTCCCAACGCTTCTGATTGAAATATGTTTCGGGGTTTGGATGCCTGTAATCTTTAAACGGCTTAGTTGAAACAAAGGTATCTATTGTTGCCATGATTTTTTCTATGTCAGTATCAGACAAGCTAAGGAACTTTTTAAGGCATTTCTCTTTGGCAACCTTAACAGGGTATTTCAACCAAAAAGAATCAAACAACGCAGTATTTTTTTCTTTTCTTTCTTTTTCTTTTCTTTCCTTTATAGCATTGCTATCGGATTGCGGTTGCAATGCGTTCGCATTCTTATTCCACCTCTCTAACGCTGAAAGCCTTGCCTTCTTTGACTTTTCGTTTCTTTCGTTTAAACGCCTTTGAACGGATAAACTGCCAAAACTATCCGCATCTTTCACAAACAAATCAAAATCGTTTATTACTGATTCAACTATCTTTTTATCCGTGTGCAAGTCAAATGCAATGCCTTCGTAATCCAATGGCAATGCGTTCGCATTCTGATACAAGTCTTCTATAATAGCCCAGTATATACCATAACCGAGCATTTGATGCCTACGAATTAGATTCTTAATTTTAGAATCCGAACGCGCGTTGTAATCGTGTGTAAAATAGTAAGTTTCTTTCATGGCGCAACGGTTATTTCTGTGACTTCTGCCACACCTTTGTTGTGAACCTTCTGTTAATGGCGTGCATCTCAGCTTCTATGTCAAGAAGCCTAAGTTTGTTACGTAATAAATTAGGGTCTAACGCATCGCGTTCATGCTGCAACTCAATAAGCCTATCTGTTAGCTGCTTAGTTGTAGTGTCTTTGTGTGGAATTAGTAAATTCATTGTGGTGTGGATTTAAAAGTAAGGGGGGCATCAAATTGATTACCACACCAATGCACGAAATATCGTGAACTGCCCCCCTTAATGTCTTATTATGTAATCTGTGTAGATTCATTGGTGTGGTGTGTTGCAAGTATACGGATAAGTTTTTACTTATGCAAATTAATCATTCGCCTTTTAGTGTGTAGTAAGCAAGTACCCCGTACATTGCTATGATGATGTAGTCAGTCATTTTAAGTCATCCTTAATGATTATCCAAATCGCAAAGCCGAGGATAGCAATTAGCAGCAATGCTGCCGCGCCTGCAACGTAGCCCATTTCACTTGCCATAGAATTTCCTTACTTGATTAGATGCCCATTGTTCAACCTTGTTTCTTTCTTTCATTTCGATAGCACGTGACACGCGGTTGCGCTGAATAGACCAGTACTTCTTTGAACGGGCAACGGCTTCAGCGTCCCCATCTTTCCACTCGCGGATTTCAAAATTATCGGTTATCATTTTACTGTGTAATATTGATTTGACTTTAGAAAATTATCCCAATCACTTAGGGTGTTGTAGAAGCAAGTTTCAAACTCTTGTTTGCTCATGCGTGTTGTGCGGTACTTGACCCCATTCTTACGGATGGTGAAAGTACGTTTGCTTTTGTTTGCTGTTATGTTCATGTCGTTAAGTGTGGCAAATGTACAACGGTTTTTTATTTCTGCAAGCATTTTGTGTAATTTAGAATGATTCCAAATAACGTTTCACTATTGCATATCTCAAATATTACCCCTTAGTTTGCAATCGTGCAAGCAGTCATTAACAAAGATAAAGCAAAAGTAGGGGATGAGGTATATCCGTTAATCGGTTTTTACGACTCAAATGGAGTGATTCAGACTAACTTTAAATACCCACGGGATTATATCGCGTCCGTTAAAATTATTGACGGTGTGGCTGTGGTATGCGAGCCTTTAAAGGTATGGGAAACTAGGGGCGGAACGGCTAAAACATACGAGAAATGAATGAATTGAGAAAAGTTTTACAAGGCATTTTTGGTATAAAACACATTATGCGTATAAACATAACCAAAAAACTGAATTCAAAAGAATCTTGTTTTGATTATACCATTACATTCTCAACGAGAAACACAGCGACTAAATTACATAACGAATGAAAGTAGCCGTTATTGCCATTATCGTAGCCCTTGCAATGATAATCTTTATCGTTGCCGAGAATACAGAACAAACACCACATACAATTACTAAGCATGATACACTCAGACTACGATACGAACGAACAGACACCATCTACAAAATCAGACAGCGATTTAGGAATATTGTTGATAGCCACACACGATGGGTATATGATTCAACATGGGATAACGTATGCCGAGGCTTCACAGATAGTGCAGGAAAAGAAGGCTGCCAGCGCGAGGTGGTTAGACAATTACTCAGCGGGCAACTCAACGCTGCCCTTGTTAACGAATATTCGCACAAATGGGCGCAGGATTCGGCATGGATTCAAGAAGCCTTGAAACTTGACAGCATTAAGACAGACAGAATTTCAAACCTAATTAAAAAGAACGAACAACTAAGCACTAAGCAGAAACGCGGTAAAAGACTTGCCAAAATTGGACACTTTGCAGCGGGGTTGCTTGGGGCTATAATGATAATTAAATGACACCACAAGAAAAAGCAGTACAGTTAGTGCAGCGATTCATAGATGAAGCGTATGCAGAAACAACAGAGCAGTTATATACACCTGTTGCAAAAAATGCAGCATTAATTGCAGTTGATGAGATATTAGATGTTGATTGCTGTGATATGTCAGAAGAATATTTTGATAACCATATTGAATACTGGAAACAAGTTAAAACGGAAATACAAAATCTATGACACCACAAGAAATAAAACGCCTTCAACAATTCCTATGCGACAACGGATTCAAAACCGATGTGGATGGCAAGTACGGCAATGACACGAAAACAAAGTTAACGGCTTACGTTACCGCTAAATTGAGCAGGTTAAATTACACCTTGCCTAAGCGTAAGCAAATAGTGTACATTCGCACTGATTACTCCCTTACAAACACCTACGATGACTTTGCCGTGTTGTTTTATGATGACAATCTAATCGAATGCGCACCATGCTCCACCACAGCAGGAAGGCACTATGTTATGAATCCTCTCACCGTAGGCGGTATCACTGGCACTGCAATTGCCGTTGAAAATCAAATCGTAAAGAATAGCCATGTGTTCAACACGTCCGCAAATTGGAAAACACTTTGGTTGTCTATGCCTTTTTTTAGACAGATAGAGCCTATGAAAATTTACCGCGATGGGAACAAAGACAACGTAATAAATCAAGGCGTGCAAACTACGGGGTTATACGGAATTAACCTACATAGAGGTGGGCTTGGTTCAATTATTGAAAGGTGGTCTGCTGGTTGTATGGTTGTGCCTGACAAGTATTGGAGTGTGTGGGCTAAGATGTTCCCTAATGGATATGTGATGGACTTTGTATTGATAGGATAACGCTCCGCAGATTTGCGATGGGCGGGATTTAGAAGCAGAAACATTAACTTAAAAACAAATATAAACATGGAACACGAAACATCATTAAACCACGAAAACCCGCTTATTGCAAATGTGCTGTTAGGCGATAGTGCCTTATGTAGTGGTTGTAATACGAAGCATGGAACTGTTAATAGAAATATGTTTGATGGACTATGTGCTGATTGCACAACGAAAGCATTATATGACTATGATTTTGCAAAGAAAGCCGAAATTAGAAACGAAGAGTTAAAGGGGCATTTCGCCTAACTTGCGGCTTTGCGCTACTATATCGCCAATACACCCAAATAGGTAGGGTTTGCGCTACCTTCGCTTTTTCCAATAGTCGAGCAGCCAAGATTTAAGGATGCCCACTAAAAGGTAAATCCACATCGGGTCTTCTGAGTTTATCACTTCTGTGCTTACCCCTGACTTCGCCAATATCTCAGCCGCAAACCTTACAAGCACAAACATTATAATTGCGTGCTGCAAAGCCTCCTTCCAATTGTCCCTTATCCAAAACTTCCAGCACCATTTCGCAGGGGTTCTATTGCTTGAAACTTTCCTGAAGGCAGCCGTTACGCTTTTATAAACAAACCAACCCATTGCAGCAAAAGACAACGCTGCAAGTAGGTGTTCGGGGGTCATCCCTCCGCTGATGTAATTGTAGTAATTCATTTCTTTTCAATCAAAATATCTATCTTGCTTTCAATTCTATCGATTTTCTTTTCGGTTATCCGTTGGTTTTCTTGATGCGCTGATTGCACAACTTCAATAGCTGCAAGCCTCTTTTTCATTTCTCTGCCTTCGTTGCCGATGTGAATGACAAGAGAAAGTATAAGGGTTGAAACTATACCTACTGCCCACCTTATCCAATTATTTGCTTCTATATTTTTGGGGGATTCCATTATCAAATCATTCACGAGTTGCACCAATTGCTTGTAAAACAAAGTCATCAATTACCGTGTCATCTTCGCCCCAATTATTCTGCACTTCCATTGGGATGCCAATCCTTAACCCAATCGGGCTATCATTCCAATTTTTAATCGGTTCGCCATCTTTGTAAAGAGTTGCAACAAGGTATAAAGCCTCGCCTAAATTGGACTTGTAATTGGGGATGTACCAATCTACCCCGTTGGCTACTGAAAGCCCTAAATTTATAGGTTTAATATTTATCATGTGTTTCTGTTTAAGTTTTGTTGTACTCTAAAATAATCCCATCTTGGTCTTGGCTCTCCGCCTGCGCTTGCAACCTTAACAATGCCCAAATACAATGCTGCGTGATTTGTCGCTGTGATTTTTGTGGATGGTGTTCCCGTGCCTTGGCTAACCCCGTTAATCCAAAATTCGCAGGCGTGCGTTGAAGCGGAAATCTTAAATCTTAGCACAAACCATGTCGAGGTCGCGCTTCCACTACTTCCATTAATTGTTACTTGGTTTGAGGTCGTTCTATATCTAAAAATCCAATTGCCTGAGTTCACCCCTTGTTGGCGAGTAATTGCCACGCTGTTGTTTGGGTTCGGGTCGTTAAACGAATTAGACAACCCAAATATATCAAAGAAGTCCTCCGTTCCCGTTTGCGAAATAGAAGCCGTTTGAACTATAAAAGTCATGTCTAACTCGCCCGCGTCAACCGTCCACCCTGTCGTAGGTCCAGTATCCATAATTGGGCAGATGTGCGCACGGCCTGAGAAAGCCCCCGTTGAAGTACCGGGACTTGGATATGCGAATCCTGGTCTTCCCTCAACCATTGTGTTAGAGTAGGAAAACCCCGCCCCCGCACCTGAATTGTAAGTGGTTAATCCGTCAGGAATAGCTTGCGCATAGAAGTCCTGCTCATAGACAAAAGAACTTCCAACCGTAGCTAAATTAGTGCCTGCGGTTACGTTAAGTTGGTCTGCTTGTAATTTAGTTATTGGCATTATTTAAACCCTCCTCCTATCTTTACAAAAGGTGTTGCTTGTTTCCAAACCCCTGAAACCTTTATCCATGTTATTG